TACTATATACTGGAGCTAAGGTATTAGGCACTAATACAATGCTACAATGGGAACTCTCTAAGAATATGACCAGGCCATTTGCGGATACAACTAAGGTAGAAATGAACTACGTTATTTGTGCTCCTAGAATGTATCAAGGAAGAATAGAATCTATAGTAAGCAAGATTACTGGGTTTGCTGATATGATTCAGCTCACACACCTTAAGTTACAACAGGTAATGTCAAGGATGGTTCCTGACGGAGTCTTCTTAGATGTAGATGGATTAGCAGAGGTTGATCTAGGTAACGGAACAAACTACAATCCGGCAGAGGCACTTAATATGTACTTTCAAACTGGTAGTGTATTAGGTAGGTCAATGACACAGGATGGTGAAATGAATAGGGCAAAAGTTCCAATTCAAGAACTGCAAACATCAAGTGGAGGGGCTAAGATACAGTCTTTAATACAGACCTATCAATACTACTTACAAATGATAAGAGATGTAACCGGACTTAATGAAGCGAGAGATGGTTCTAGTCCATCTAAGGATGCTTTAGTAGGATTGCAAAAGATGGCCGCTAACGCTTCTAATGTTGCAACTAGACACATACTACAGGCTAGCTGTTATATATCGCTTAGGATATGCGAAAACATCTCTATGAGGGTTGCGGATTCTTTGGAGTTCGCTTTGACAGCAAATTCGCTAGAAAATAGCTTAACTAAATTTAATGTTGCAACTTTAGCTGAAGTAAGCCAATTAAACTTACATGACTTTGGTATATTCTTAGAGTTAGAGCCAGACGATGAGATAAAGGCACAGCTAGAGCAAAACATACAGGTTGCATTGCAGTCAGGTGGTATAGACCTAGAGGACGCTATAGACATAAGGCAAGTCAAAAATCTTCAGTTAGCAAATGAGATGCTAAAAAACAGAAGAAAGAAAAAACAAGCTGCCGAGCAACAAGCAAAGCAAGCTAATATTCAAGCACAAGCAGAAGCAAATGCTGGGTTAGCTGAAAAATCAGCAATGTTTGAAGTGCAAAAACAACAGGCCCTAACTGCTGAAAAGGTAAGTATAGAGCAGGCTAAATCTCAATTTGAAATACAGAGAATGCAGACAGAAGCTCAAATAAAAAGAGAGTTGATGGCTACCGAGTTTAATTTTAATATGCAACTAGCTCAAGCTAGATTAGAGTCTGAAAGCTTAAAAGAAAAAGAGATAGAAGACAGGAAGGATAAGAGAGTTAAAATAACAGGAACTCAACAATCCGAAATGATTGACCAAAGAAAAAATAACTTATTACCTAAAAACTTTGAATCTACAGGTAATGATGTATTAAGTGGGGGTTTTGGTTTAGGCCAGTTTGACCCAAAGTAAATTTTTAATTTTTATTATATTATATTATGTCAGAAGAAAAAAAAGAAGTAAAGCAAGAGGGGGACTTTAAAATAAAGAAAAAGCCTTCAATGAAAAAACTAGGTAAGCAACCTGAGGTTACTAAGCTAGATTTATCTGCTAAGAAAGTAGAAGAGTCAGAGGTAACTAAAGTGGTAATACCTTCTAGCGAGGAAAATCAAGATGCCAATACAAAGCAAGAAACAACAGGTGTGGCTTCAGATGAACAAGCCGGAGTTATACAAGAAGTGGAAGCGGAAGTATCACCAAGGGAAAGCACCATTCAAGATGATGGGTTCTCTAACATACAAGAGGTAACCGATGAGGACACAACTAAAGAGGTTGTTCAAGAGTTAAAAGAAGAGAAAAACCCTCTTCCAGAAAATATAGAGAAGCTAGTTTCTTTTATGAAAGAGACTGGAGGCGATATAGAAGATTATGTAAGATTAAATGCTGACTATAGTAATGTAGATAGCAATGCTCTACTAAGAGAGTATTATAATAAAAGTAAACCTCACTTAGACGCTGAGGAAATATCCTTTCTGATAGAAGACAACTTCTCATATGATGAAGATCTTGATGATGAAAGAGAAATACGCAAGAAGAAGCTTGCGTTTAAAGAAGAGGTTGCAGAAGCTGAGGGTTTTTTGGAAGAACTAAAGGGTAAATATTACGATGAGATTAAGTTAAGACCAGGCGTTACCCAAGAACAAAAAAAAGCTACAGACTTCTTTAATCGATATAATGAAGAGCAGAGCTTAACGGAGCAAAAGCAGAACAGGTTTAAAAAAGCTACATCTGATCTTTTAAACGATGATTTCAAAGGTTTTGATTTCAATATCGGGGAAAAGAAATTTAGATATGGTATTAATAACCCAACTAAAGTTGCTTCGGATCAATCTAATCTAACTGATTTTACCAAAAAGTTTTTGGATAACGGAGAAGTTAAAGATTATAAAGGTTATCATAAAGCTATGTATGCTGCTTCAAATGTAGACAAGATTGCAACTCATTTTTACGAGCAAGGTAAGGCTGATTCAGTTAAGGATATCGTTAATAGTTCAAAGAACATTTCCGATAAGCCTAGACAAACAGCCAGTGACAGTGCTTTTATTAATGGGATAAGAGTCAAGTCTATAACAGGAGCAGATTCTTCTAAGTTAAGAATTAATAAAAACAATTTTAAAAATTAAAAAACAAAAAAAATGGGACAATTTATTCCGAATGCAAGCGACCCTTTAGGGAAGTTTAATTTAAGTCCGATGCCTACTAAAAGTGCATTACCTCATAATTATTTAGACTTCACAGACACTGGAGCAAATTCAAATAACTTTGCACAGCAATACCTACCAGAGCTTTATGAATCTGAAGTAGAAAGATATGGCAATAGAACATTGTCTGGATTCTTGCGTATGGTTGGTGCTGAAATGCCAATGACTTCTGACCAAGTTGTATGGTCTGAGCAAAACAGATTACATATTGGATACACATTAGCTACTGTTGCTGATGCAGCAGCATTAGCAGCTAATACAATTTCTTTGCCAACATTAGGTGATGATGCGTTAGCTACTAAAAATGCTATTAGAGTAAAAAATACTGTTGTATTGCAAGCTACTGCTGGTACAGGTATAGGAACAACTATTACTGCTTACGTTAGTGCTGTTACTGCACTTGACGTTACCGTTCTTCCTTATACCTCTGCAACTTTAGCTGCTGCTGGTTTTGATGCAACTACAGTATTTAGTTTATTCGTTTATGGTTCTGAATTTGCTAAAGGGACAACTGGAATGGTTGGTTCTCTTGAAGCTTCTTTTACTCAGTACAGCAACAAACCAATTATCATTAAGGATACTTATGAAGTAACTGGTTCTGATGCTGCACAAATTGGGTGGGTTGAAGTTGCTACTGAAGATGGAACATCAGGATACCTATGGTATTTGAAGTCTGAAGGAGAAACTAGACTGCGTTTCCAAGATTACTTAGAAATGGCAATGGTTGAAGGAGAACTCGCTACAAGTGCTGCTGTTAAAACTGCGGTAGGTGGACAAGATTCCGCTGGTACTGAAGGCCTTTTTGCTGCTATTACTGCAAGAGGTAACGTATATCAAAACTACGCAAGTGGAACTGGTGTAGGTGGTGCTGGAGTTAGAAGTGCTTTAGGAGACTTTGACAAAATTTTGCAAAATCTTGACAAGCAAGGAGCTATTGAAGAGAATATGTTATTTTTAGATCGAGCTACTTCTTTAGATTTTGATGATATGTTAGCTGCTCAGAACTCTTATGGAGCTGGCGGTACTTCTTATGGAGTTTTTGAAAACTCTGAGGAAATGGCATTGAACTTAGGATTCGATGGTTTTAGACGAGGTTCTTATGATTTCTATAAGACTGATTGGAAATATCTGAATGATGCTACGACTCGTGGAATGATCGACAATATAGAAGGTGTTATGGTTCCTGCTGGAACAAGCACAGTTTATGATCAAATGCTAGGTACTAACATCAGACGACCATTTCTACATGTACGATACAGAGCTTCTGAAGCTGATGACCGTAGAATGAAGTCTTGGATTACTGGTTCTGTTGGAGGAGCTATTACATCTGATTTAGATGCAATGACTGTTAACTTCTTATCTGAAAGATGTTTAGTTACTCAGGCTGCTAACAATTTTGTATTATTTACAAAATCATAATTGCAAACAAGAAATATTACTTGGGGTCACGCTTTGTGGCTCCAAGTTTTATTTATTTATTTATTTATTTATTATTAAATTTTATTATATATTATGGCAACTAAAGCCCAAAAAGTAGAAACAGTACCAAATAGTACTGGACTAAAAAAAGAATCAAAATTAAAGTGGGAAACTAAAGATAGAATGTACTATTTAGCAAACGGACTATCCCCATTAACACTTACTTTAGCTTCTAAGCATTCACAAAGACATCCTTTAATGTATTTTGATGAAAAATTAGGATATGAAAGAGAGCTTAGATATGCAACAAATCAAGTATCTGTATTTGTTGATGAACAAAAAGGCCCTACAACTTTAGCACATATTGTTTTTAAAAATGGTGTGTTAATGGTTCCTAGGCAAAAACAAAACTTGCAGAAGTTATTATCTTTATATCACTCACAGAGAGGTGTAACATATAAAGAACAAGATGATGTTGCAAATGCTGTGAATGAGTTAGATGATATTCAACTTGAGATAGAAGCTTTAAACCTAGCTAATACTCTTGACGTTGATCACGCTGAAGCAATATTAAGAACTGAATTAGGTAGTGCTGTATCTACAATGAACAGTAAAGAACTTAAGAGAGACTTGATGCTTTTAGCAAAAAGCAATCCAGCTTTATTTATAAGTTTAGCACATGATGAAAATGTAGAGCTAAGAAGCTTTGGTATTAGAGCTGCTGAGGCCGGAATAATAGCATTGTCTTCAGATCAGAAAACATTCAAGTGGGTAGTCAATGGTAGAAAACTAATGGAAGTTCCTTTTGACGAACACCCTTACTCGGCATTAGCTAGTTGGTTTAAAACTGATGAAGGAATGTTAGTGTATAAAAGTATAGAGAAAAAATTCTCTTAATATGTAACTATAATTTATAGTGGTGGGCTGACTTAATGTTAGCTCACCTTTATAAATAAAACACAGAAATAATATGGCAATAAACGTAAATACGGTATACAAGACTGTATTATTAATACTCAACAAGGAAGAGAGGGGTTATGTAACCCCAGATGAGTTTAATAAGATTGCCGCACAAGTTCAGCTAGAAACATTTGAACAGTATGGCGAAGATTTGAATCAGCAACTGCGTGTACCTCAAACAGATACAGATTATGCAGATAGAGTTGCTGCTATTGATGAGCACCTTTCTATATTTAAAACATCAGGGTCTGCTGCTTATGTAGCCGCTGCTGCCCCAACTCCTGCTCATTTTACGTTGCCTACTACTGACGTTTTTAATAATACCGTAGAGCTTTACAGGCTAGGTGTTGTTAACTACAAAGAAGAAGTCGAACTCCAAAGACTTCAAAGAATGGATTTTTATAACATTCAAAAATCTCCATTAACAAAATCAACATTATCATTCCCAACTT